ACCTCCGTCGACTCATTCCCCGACCCCCTAGCAACAGACCGGCTGGACAACCCGCCTCACGACGTTCTACACACGAACGTCAACTCGGCTGTTGAAGCAATCGAAACCGCCCTGCTGGATGGGGCACCGTTGCACATTGACGATGCCAATGAGCGTGTTGGTGTTGGCACTACGTCACCTTCAACAGAGTTGGAGGTTGACGGTACTGTCACGGCAACAGAGTTTGTGGGTGATCTTCAGGGGCCGACTCACATTCGGGTGAAGAATACTTCGGGTGGGTCTTTGTCTAAGGGCACTCCTGTGTATGCGACTGGTTCTGTTGGGGCTTCGGGGGCTGTGGAGGTGCAGGCTTCGTTGGCTGGCACAGCCAGCACTATGCCTGCGTTGGGTTTGTTGGATGAAACTTTGGCTGATAATGCTCAGGGTTCTGCGACAATTATTGGTGTTATCCGTCAGATGGATACGTCGTCGTATTCGGTGAATGACAGTTTGTATGTCGCGGTGTCGGGTGGTTTGACGAATGTGCGTCCGACGGGTGCGTCGGAGTTGGTGCAGAAGATTGGGCGTGTGGTTCGGGCTGATGCTTCCACTGGTGAGGTGTTGGTGTTGGGTGCTGGTCGTTCTAATGATGTGCCGAACAATATTGTTGCTGGTGGTTTGACTATTGACACGGATACGTTGCATGTTGATTCAACGAATGATCGTGTCGGTATCGGTACAGCGTCACCAGCCTACGAACTTGATGTAAACGGACGAGCCAGATTGGGTGGTGCTGGGGACGACATATACGTTGGAGTTAGCGGAACATCGTCTGATATCTTTCACTACGGTGGGAGGCTGCATCTAGAGGGAGCGGGAAATTACCCTAATGACATCAACTTTCATTCCAATAACGATAATTCTTATTGGCATCTAAACGGCCCTCGGGAACTTGAAGGGGACGTATTATCTCTTTTTCACTACAATGGGTCGGCTTTTAGTCTCAATACCTCGTTCAAGCCTGATGGAAAAGTTGGCATAGGCACGAACTCGCCGTCGTACACGTTGGATGCCAACGGTGACATCAACGCACAGGGCTACCTGAGAACAAAAGGCGCACAAGTTGGCATGGCCCTAGTGTACGCCGGAAGTTTAGGCGGGGGGACGAGCACGTTCTTGAACGTCTTCGGTAGCAATTGGACCCACTACAGGATAATTATAGACGCAGCGCAAAACGGAAATACAACATGGACCTACTTTAGGTTCGTAAATAGCAGCAATACAGCAATCACTTCTGGCTATTACTCGGCATACTTTCTTGACGGAAGTTTCGGAAGGCAAAATGGTCAGGGGGCCTCAGTTGCTATCTTTGGCTCGTACTACCCGTATGGTGGAATGGTCATGGACATAACGGGCCCACACACCGGAGATCACCCATCTTTTCACATATCCTCCGCGGGTCACGATGTGGGGGGCAATGATGTTTATTCTTTGTGGGCACATGGTTATTGTGCAACAACATCGGACATCACCGGAATACAATTCTACAATGGGGCACCATACGGGTCGGTCAAGATTTATGGAGTGGCATAATGAAAAATACAATACATGATGCCGCGACAGGAGAAGTTTGGGAAGAAGAGCAAGACGACGCTCTATTCGACACAACTGAACTTGATATTTCGATGAAGCGTAATGAACGGGATGCGCTACTCAGTCAATCTGACTGGCGTGTCGCTGTTGATGCTCCCGGTGATCGTGATGCGTGGATCGCGTACCGTCAGGAGTTGCGTGATTTACCTGCTCATCCTGACTGGCCGAACGTAGAGTTCCCTGACCCACCGGAGGCCAACTGATGGCTGTTTCTAGCACTACTGGTGAACCGTCGGGTAACGAAACGGCTGAATAAGTATGGCAACCAGTTTTCCCGGCTCTCTTGATACGTATGTGAACCCGACCGGTTCGGACCAGTTATCAACTGGTCCGTCTGGTGGTGTCAGCCATGCGACGATGCACTCAAACGTCCATGACGCTTTGAGTGCCCTTCAAGCCAAGGTTGGTGTTGATTCCAGCGCGGTGACTTCGTCGTTGGATTACCGGATGGCTCAGGCGGAGAAGAACGCTCCGGTGGGTACGGTGTCGATGTTTGCTGGTTCGGCTGCACCGACCGGCTGGTTGTTGTGTCAGGGTCAGACGGTTGATTATGCGGATTATCCGTTGTTGGCTGCGGTGTTCGGGGTGTCTGGTGGGACGTTCACGTTGCCGGATTTGCGTCAGCGTGTGCCGGTTGGTTCTGGCACGGGTTACTCGTTGCGTGGTTCGGGTGGTTCTGCGACTGATTCGATTACGTTGGCTGTGACGAATCTTCCGGGTCATACGCATGGTGTGAATCACAGTCATACCGTTGCGGATCACTCCCATACGATGCCGAATCATGCCCATACGATTCCTAACCACAACCACAGCATCCCCAATCACTTGCACTCTGTTCCGATTCATGGACACGGCCACAACATCACCGCGTCTCAGGGCTCCCATAGCCATTCCGGAGGCATTGTTGTGCGTACCAACGCTGGTACTTTTGGTGGTGCCGCTTCTGGTCACGGCGGAGGTTCGGCAACTGACGCAGCCGCTTTTACTACCGATAGCAAAACTCCGGCTATCACGATTTCTGGTGGGGTGTCAGACAAGCCTGCGTTCAATACGGAAGAAAAAACTGGTTTATCTACCTACGATAAGACCGATCTTTCAACGGATGACAAGGCCGATTATTCAACACAACCCAAGACCGGTTTGTCGACGAACGGTCCCGCGACGGTGACTTCTGACAGCACGGGTGACGGTACGGCTTTCAATGTTGATGTGGTTCAACCGTATTTTGTTTTGAACTTCATGATTCGTGTAGACGACTGAGGCCGTTATGGCTGATGTCCTGTATAACGACGGCGGGGTCGATTACGACCAGTCGTCGTTTTACTATGAGGAATCGGTAGAGAACGCTTACGCTGATCCCGGCATTGAGTATGGGGGCAACAAGTCTTATTGGGGGACGGTTGTCTATCAGGTGACGGCTTCTGGTTCTGGTGTTGGCGGGTCGTCTGCGACCCGTCTCAGAACCGTGTCGGACACTGCCAGCGGTACTGGTGTTGGGTCTTCTTCGGCTGTGCGGCTGCGCGCCGTGTCTCGTTCGGCTTCGGGTGTGTCGTCGTCTTCTGAGACGGCGACACGTGTCCGTACTGTTCTCAGGTCCGCCACAGAGGCGGGTGTTGGTGGTTCTTCTGCTGTCCGGTTGCGGGAAACATTCCAAACTGTTGACGAGTTCGCTAACGGCTCTCAGGCTGCCGCATTCCTGCGGGAGACGTTTGGTTCTGCTGCTACTGCCGGTGTTTCCTCTGAGACGGCTCTCAGGCTTCGTGAGACGTTCCAGACGACTGTGTCGTCCGGTACGTCCGGATCGACGTTTGATGCGATTCTGGGGGCATTCAGGACTGCTACAGGGCAAGGTGGTGCAACGACCGGTGATCAGGCTTCGACCCTTAGGGAGACGTTTGGTGTTCTGACCGGTTCAGGTCAGGGTTCCAGCACGGCGGAACGCCTGCGAACAATTCTTAGGGAGTCGACTTCTGCTGGTGTTTCTGGCGAGTCCGCGATCAGGTTGCGGACCGTGTTGCGGGACGCTGGGGGTGCTGGTCAGGGCGGTTATTTGGGTGCGTTGTGGAAGAACGAGGGGACGTATTGGAATGCGTTGGTGAAGACCCGTCCTATCCAGTTGGAACATCCGGGTAAGTCACCGTTCCGTCGGAACACTAACTATTCGGTCAGGGTGCCCCGTTGAACTTAGACGAACTGTTGAATGAACGTGAGTGGCGCAGATGTGTCGGTGGGGATGACCCCGCCGAGGGGTTTGCCTATTTTTGCCGGAACTATTGGCATATCAAACATCCTCAGGATGGCCGCATCAAGTTTGATTTGCGTGAAGCGCAGGAGCAGACGATTGATCATTGGATGAACAACCGTTATTCGGTTGTTCTCAAGGCCCGTCAGATCGGTTTTTCTACGGTTGCTGCTGCGTATTCGTTTTGGTTGACGTTCTTTTTTGGTGACCGGTTTGTGGTCATGTTGTCTCGTACTGAGCGTGAGGCTGCGAAGTTGTTGCAGAAGTCGAAGTATGGGTACAAGTTTTTGCCGGACTGGATGAAAGAACGTGGCCCCGATCTGGTTGTGGATAACCAGTTGAAGATGACATTTGCGAATGAGTCTGCGATTGAGTCGCTGCCTAGCGGGAATGATCCTGCCCGTGGTGAGTCGGTGTATCTGGTGGTTGTGGATGAGATGGCGTTCTTGCCGAACCCTGAGGAGGCGTGGGCTTCGATTGAGCCGATTGCTGACGTTGGTGGCCGTGTCATCTGTCTCAGCACGGCGAATGGTTCTGGGAACTTTTTCCACCAGTTGTGGGTTGGTGCGGAGTCCGGGAACAATGGTTTCGCTGGTTTGTTTTTCCCGTGGTCTGCTGGTGATCGTGATGATGATTGGTATGCGGCAAAGTTGAAGTCGATGCCGTCATGGCAGTTGCATCAGGAGTATCCGCGTTCAGCGGAAGAGGCGTTTATCAAATCTGGTAACCCTGTGTTTGATGTTGACCGTCTGGTCAGCATCGAACCTCAGGAGCCGTGGCGCGGCTATTTACACACGTTCTCTCCTAAGCATACGGAGTTGCGTCAGTCTGGCGATGGGGAGTTCGCTGTGTGGGCTGATCCGGAACCTCAGGGTGTGTACGTGTTGGGGGCTGACGTGGCTGAGGGTTTGGGCCATGGTGACTATTCGTCGTGTCATGTTGTTGATGCCCATTCTGGTGATGTTGTTGCTCATTGGCATGGGCATATTGAACCGGATTTGTTTGGTGAGTTGTTGTGTGAGATCGGCTGGTTGTACAACACGGGGCTGTTGGGTATTGAGAACAACAACCATGGGTTGACGACGTTGAAAGCGGCGCAGCGGTACGGGTACAGGAATCTGTACCGTACCCGCAAGTTGCAGAAGAGGAATCCGGAGGCTACGGAGACGTTGGGTTGGCGAACAACTTCGGCTACGAAGCCGTTGGCTATTGACGAGTTGTCTGCCGCTATTCGTGATAGCGAAATCGGTATCTATTGTTCTCGGACTGTGGCGGAGTTGAAGGCTTTTATCAGGGATCAGAATGGTCGGACGCATGGTTCTCCGCATGATGACCGTGTGATGTCTTTAGCGATCTGTTGGCAGATGTTGAAGTATGTGTGGTTGCCGGAGTATCGGGGCGAACAGAATCTTCCGAAGTACAGTCTTGGATGGTTTGAGCGTTTTCAGATTGATGAGGATTCTGCGTTCAAAAGGGTGCCAATCGGCGCGCACAACGCCCGTTCCAACAGGTAACGATCTGGCTATCTAGTGATGGGTTCTCTAAATTGCACGGAATGCGGCCGTACGTTCACGTTTGATGTGATTCCGAAGCGTGGGGCGGTGTGTTTCAAATGCCATGTGGGGAGCATCCGGTTCGGTTTCCAGCAGGGGCAGCAGATGTTTCACGACAAGACGATCAAAGAGCAAGAGCGGGAAATCATTGATTCCGCGAAGCGTGAGGGCCGCAACATCGAATACGTCGGGAACAAGTGGGTGTGAGATGCCGACGTGGGCGCAGATCGTTATTGCGTTGGCCGCCCCCAGCGGCGTGCTGGTGGCGTTGATTGAACGCACTAGGCGTGAGAACAACAGGGATCATGCGTCGAACGCCAGTTTGTTGCATCAGATCGACCGGAAAGTTGATCACGTGTCGGAACGAGTTGATGATCACATTGAGTGGCATCTGGATCGCAAGGAGAGATGATGGAATATCGTGAAGCGTTGAAGCGGGCTGCTGCCACGTTTGTTGCGGGGGCTACGGCTGCGCCGTTGACCGCTGCTGTTGTTGACATTTCGTTCTTCAAGGCTGCTGCTGTTGCTGGTCTTGTTGCGGTGTGGAACCTTGCGGCTCGTACGGCTCAGGCTTGGTTGTCGCAGCCGGGTGGGGAACTCTGATGGCTCGCCCTAGTAACGCCGACAAGTTGGCGAAGTTCCGGAAGCATCTGAATGCTTCTAAGCGGTGGCGACGTGAGGAAGCGTACGACAGCACGTGGAAACGTCTTGTCGATATGTACCGTGGCCGCCATTACGAGTATGCGTCCGATGAGGACCGCCTGCTGGTCAACATTGCGTTCTCTACGGTGAACGTGATTGCGCCGTCTGTTTCGGTGAACTATCCGAAGATTGCGGTGAATGCGACGAAGCCGGATGATGCGCCGAAGGCGATCATCACGGAAGCGGTGATCAACTATTGGTGGCGGCATTACAAGGTGAAGCCCGAGTTCCGTCGTGCCGTAAAAGACTTTTTGGTGACGGGTCATGGCTGGTTGAAATGTGGTTACCGGTATGTGGAAGAGCAGCGGGTTGCTGAGGCCGATGAGTATTCGGATGATCAAGAGGGTGGCGAGTCTACGTCGATCACTGTGATCACGGAGGACCGCCCGTTTGTTGAACGGGTGTCCCCGTACGATGTGTTTGTTGATCCTGATGCTACGTCGATGCGTGATTTGAAATGGATCGCACAACGTATTCGTCGTCCGTTGGCTGAGGTGCGTGCCGATAAGCGTTATGCGAAGAAGGTGCGTGAGGAGGTTGCTCCGACTGCTGGTTCACGGTTTGTGGATGAGCCGGGTAAGCGGCGCATCCACGACGACAACCATTCGTATTGTGAGATTTGGGAGTTTTATGATCTTCGGTCGAAGACGATGTCAGTGTTTGCTGACAGCGGCGACCAGTTCTTGATCCCTCCGAAGAAGATGCCGTATGCGTTTGGTCATCCGTTTGTGATGATCCGTAACTATGACGTTCCGGATCATTTCTATCCGTTGGGTGATTTGGAAGCGATTGAGCCGTTGCAGCGCGAGTTGAATGAAACTCGTACGCAGATGATGAACCATCGTAAGCGGTTCTCCCGTAAGTATTTGTTCAAGGAGTCGGCGTTTGATTCTGATGGGCGTGGCGCGTTGGAGTCGGATTACGACAATGTGCTTGTGCCTGTGATGTCCGATGAACCGTTGACGAATGTTGTTGCTCCGTTTCCGGCGGTGATTACTCCGCCGGAGTTCTATAACCAGTCTGAGTTGATTCAGGGGGATGTGGAGCAGATCACGGGTGTGTCGGAGTATCAGCGTGGTGCGTTGCCGGAGATTCGTCGCACAGCGACGGAGGCTGCGATTATGCAGGATGCTGCGAATGCGCGTGCTGCTGACAAGTTGGCGACGATTGAGGGTGCGATCCAAGAGGTTGCGTCTCGGATGGTTGCTTTGGCGCAGCAGTACATGACTGGTGAGCAGGTTGCCCGGTTGACTGGTTCTGATGGTGTGCCGATGTGGATCACGTTTGATCGTGATTACATCAGCGGCGAGTTTGATTTTGAGGTGGAGGCTGGTTCGACTGCGCCGAACAATGAGTCGTTCCGCCGTCAGATGGCGTTGCAGATGGTGGATGCGATGGCTCCGTTTGCTTCGGCTGGTGTGGTGAACGTGGAGCGGCTTGCCGCTCACGTGTTGCAGTTCGGGTTCGGTATCAAGAATCCGGCCGAGTTTCTTGCACCTCCCGCACCTCAGGGTGCGGCTCCGGCTGGTCCGGCGGGTCTTCCCGGCCCGTTGCCGCCGGGGGTGTCGGAGCCGCCCCCGGCTGGTCCGGCGGGTGTGGCGGCTCCGCCTGCCGCTAACCCGATGGAGTTGTCGGGTGTTGATCCCGCAGTTCTTGCTGCTTTGTCGTCCCGTATGGGCGTTGCCCTTCCGAACAGTTAGGAGATAACCATGCCAATGGTTGGTGGAAAGAAGTATCCGTACACGAAGGCTGGTAAGGCTGCAGCGAAGAAGGCTGCTGCCAAGAAGGTTCCGGCGAAGAAGGCTGCGGCTAAGAGGTCGCAGGCTCGTCGGAACAACATGGATTACTGATGGCTGAGAAAGACCCGAAGTTGAAGGCTGCTGGTGTTTCGGACTACAACAAGCCGAAGCGGACACCGAATCACCCGACGAAGTCATGGATTGTTGTTGCACGTAACGGCGACGGCAAAACGAAGACGATCAGGTTCGGTCAGCAGGGTGTGACGACTGAGGGTTCTAGCCCGAAGTCGGAGCGTGGTAAGGCTCGCCGTAAGTCGTTCCATGCACGTCATAAGTGTTCGACTGCTACCGACATTCTGTCGGCGCGTTACTGGGCGTGCAAGCACCTCTGGTGAAAAGGTTTTTCCAAGTTCTGTTGCTTGTGACGGCTTGGATTGTTGGCGTGTTATCTGCGATTACGTGGGGCACCGCAGAGGTGTTTATCCGGTTCCGTAACGGACGCAGGTAACGATCTTTCTCTATTATTAGGAGCAACCGAAAGGACTCTAAGTGAGTGAAATAGCAGATGCCCCCGTGGTAGACCCCGCCCCCGTAGAAGCGGCAGGTGGACAAGTCGAAGATGTGGGCGGAAACGTCGAAGTACAGGCGGATGCACCAACCCTAAATGTTGACGAGTTTGCCGACCATCATGTGGTCGTCAAAGTTGACGGTGAGGACGTGCGGGTTCCGTTGTCTGAGGCGGTGGCCGGTTACAGCCGTCAAGCGGACTATACCCGTAAGACGCAGGAATTGGCGCAGCAAAAACAGAGCCTCCAGTGGGCAAGTGCTGTGGCACAGGCTTTGGAGAACGATCCTGCAAGGACAATTGATCTTCTTCAAACCCATTATGGTTTGACGAAGGCTCAGGCCCAGCAGGTTGCCGATCAGGCAACCGAGGATGCTGGGGATGCCGAGTGGGACGATCCAGTTGCCGCACGTGTCAAGGAACTTGATAGCCGGATCGCACAGTTTGAACAGGAACGTGCGTACCAGCGTTTGGAGGCTGAGGTTTCTCGGCTGCAAACCACATACGGTGATGATTTCAACCCTCAGGAAGTGGTAGCCAAGGCGTTAGCCGAGGGTTCCGCGAATCTGGAGGCCGTGTACAAGCAGTTGGCTTTTGACCGGCTGATGTCTCGGGTTCAAGCGGCTGAACGTCTGGCGGGTGACCGTACTGCTCAGGAGCAGGCGGTGCTGGATGCGAAGCGTGAGGCCGGGATTGTGTCGGGCGGGGCTTCGGCTGCGGAGCAAGGCTTGGAAGATACGTCACCGATCCGTTCAGTTTCTGACGCTTGGGCTGCTGCGAAGCGGCAGTACGGCGTTACTTGATCCATTAGGAGTAAACCATGGCTGGAAACAGCAACTTTGACGAACTGTTGTCAACAACGATTGCGAACTACCGTGATCAGTTGACCGACAACGTGTTCAATGCACGTCCCCTTACCAACCATCTCATGGAGAACGGTCGCCTTCGCATGGTCGATGGCGGCACCAAGATTGTTGAGCCCCTCATCTACGGTGAGAACAGCACCGTTGGTGTGTACTCGGGCTACGACACGATTGCTCTGACCCCGCAAGAAGGCATTTCGGCGGCCGAGTTTGAGTGGAAGCAGTACGCTGCGTCCATCGCTATCTCGGGCATCGAAGAGGCCAAGAACAACGGTGAGGCTGCAATCATCAACCTTCTGGAAGCCAAGGTCATGCAGGCCGAGGAGTCCATGAAGGAAGGCTTCAACGCCATGTTCTTCGGTGATGGCACCGACACCCTTGGTGCTGGTGGCACCGACTCGGGCAAGACTTGGAACGGTCTGGGCAACCTGATTGATGCGACCGCTGTTGCGGGCGGCATCGATCCGGCCGGTTCAGGCAACGGGTTCTGGGCTTCGTACGAAGAGGGCACCGCTGGTGCGCTGACCACTGCGGACATGACCACCGCTTACAACACCTGCTCGGTTGGCAATGACCATCCGGACATGATCCTGACCACTCAGACTCTGTTTGAGAAGTACGAGTCGCTGCTTACGCCGCAACTCCGCTACACGGACACCGACAAGGCGAACCTCGGGTTCCAGAACCTGTTGTTCAAGTCGGCTCCGGTGGTGTACGACGTGGATGCTCCTTCGGGCAACATGTTCTTCATCAACAGCAAGTACCTGACCCTCGTCGGCCACTCGGGCAAGTGGTTCTCGCAGACGGAGTTCGTCCGTCCTGAGAACATGGATGCCCGTTATGCGCTGATCTTCTGCTACGGCAACCTCACGGTTCGTAACCGTAGCCGTCAGGGCAAGTTGACCGGCCGCACAGCCTGATCAACCATGTGATGCTGGTGGCGGGGGGCTTCGGCTCCCCGCCGCTCGCATATCTGGGTAACGATTCAGCCTATTAGTGATGACTCCTAATGCTGTTCCTGCCCACTCCCTGTACGGGGAGCCCGCTTTGCGGGATGCCCGGCCTGCTGCTCAGGCTAAGGGTTCTTCTCCTGCCCCTCCGGGTGGGATGCCATACACGGGTCATACCCGTTGTATGGCGAATGATGCGACGTGTCAGGGCCATAGGGCTAAGGGCACGGATTATTGCATGGGTCATTTGAGGCAGATTGCCCGCGATGTGAAGGAGCGTGAGAATGAATCTGGCTGAAATCCGCTCCAAGGTTCGTGAGATTGTTGACATGGATACCGACGATGTGTCGGATGCTTTGCTCAACATGTACATCAAAGATGGTTATGACCGGATGATTTCTTTGGAACGGCGTTGGCCGTTCTTGGAGAAGTCGTACACGTTGTCTACTGTGAATGGGCAGAAGGGTTACACGATTTCCGCTATTGGTTCTGGCGATGTTCGTGAGATCACTTCTGTTGTGGAAGGGTCCATTGGCGGTATCCGGTTGACGTTGGTTGACCATGCGGATGCTGAGGCGTTCTGGTTGGGCACTCAGGACACTGTTGGCCGTCCGATGCATTTCTCGGTGTGGGAACAGAAACTGTACATCTGGCCTACTCCTGATGCTGCGTACACGTTGGCGTTGCGGGGTTTCCGCAAGCCAACGGATTGGACTGCGAACGATGCAACTCAGGTTGATGCTGATGATCGTTTGCATCAGTCGTTGGTGTATTACGCGGTTGCCCAGTTGTACCAGTTGCAGGAAGATGTCCAGTTGGCTCGGTTCTATCGGGATTCGTTTGATGAGGCTGTCCGGTTGGCTGCTTCGGATATTTTGCGGGTGTCGTCGCATCGTCCTTTGGTGTACTCGGGTGGACGGTTCCATGAGTCGTCTAATGGCTGGCAGTCCCCGGTGTACTTCTGATGGCACGGCTGGAAACGGTTCAGGTTCAGGATTTCACTGGTGGTTTGAATTATCGTGCTGATGCTTTCCAGTTGGCTGATAATGAGTCACCTGATTTGTTGAATGTTGATATCGATCCGCGTGGCGGGTTTTCGCAGCGGAACGGTGTCAGGGATTACAACACGTCGGCTATTGGGTCGATTGTTTCCGGGTCGTTTGATCCTCATCGGGTGTTCGCTTGGGATGGTAATAGCCGCCAGTTGTTTGTTGCTGCGAACAACAAGGTGTTTTGGACTAAGACTGACACGTTCGCTGATTTGGGTGTGACAACGGACGCTGTTGATGGTGCCGAGTTTGGTGCGTGGTCTAATTCTGGTACTTCATATATTTATGGGTGTGCGGGTGAGTCGAACAATGCGTTCCGTTGGGATGGTATTGGTGCGTCGCCAACGGCGACGTTGTTGACTGCTTCGGGTATTGGGGCGACGGATTGGCAGGACGATTATGTGGGTGCGTCTGGTTCTCATTGTCCTCGTTCTGAGCATTTGACGGTTCATGCGGATCGTTTGTGGGTTGCTCATACGTATGACGGGAACGGGGCGGGTTCGGTTGTGCCGTACCCGGACCGTGTCCGGTTTTCTCATCCGGGTAATCCTGAGTGTTGGCGTGAGTTGGATTACATCGATGTTGTTGGCGGTGGCCGTGGCATCAAAGCGATTGTGTCGTTTGGTGACCAGTTGTTGGTGTTCAAACCTCGGGCCATTTTTGCGATCCTTGGTTTTGATGAGACGACGTTTCAGTTGGTGCAGTTGACGAATCAGATTGGTGTGCCGTCGGCTAAGGCTGTGGCTGCGACCGAGTCTGCTGTGTTCATGTTCTCTTGGCCTGATGGTTTGTTTGCGTTTGATGGTTCACGTTTTATTGACTTGTTCCAGAAGATGCGTCCGATCATTCAGATCGGGGAGATGAATGATGAGTCTTTGGATGGCATCTATGTTTCGTGGGTTGATCGTAAGGTGATGTTGTCGTTGCCGGTCGGTGTCGATCCGGCAACGGGGGAAGATTTTGATGAGCCGCTAGTG